ATCATACAGACGCATCTTGGCACGATCAACACCAACGACAAATCTCTTATTCATGTTGAGATCATTATATCTATTCTTCAACTGTTTCACCATAATCTGTCCCAGTTCTTCGAGCTCTTCAGTAGAAATAAGGGCAAACATAAGATCAGCAGTAGCAGGGAGGCCAAAGGATTCAGAGGTATCAGTAAGCTCAACATCAGAGCTACCATAACCAGAACGAGTGGTCTGCGTGGCAGAAACGACAGGGACGTTTGCTTCGCAAGCCAATCCTCTAAGTTCTTCAGCAATAGCTTTGATATATGAATATGAATTGACAGAAATCGAACCGCGATATCGTGAGGAAGCACATATATTAAGGTAGTCAATGAAAACAATATCAGGCTTAAATGATTTCTTAAGTGCAAGTTCGTTAAGAAGAGCCCTAAAGTGTCCACTGTGTGCAGATGCTGTTGGATACTCTTTAATTATAAGAGATCCCTGAGTTTTTGAGGCAAGTTTACTGACCTTTGTTTCGAACATCTGACGTGGCAAATCAGTCAGTTGTTGAATATTTACGTTTAGGAGATTAGCATCGATACGTTCTGCGATCTTTTCTTCAGCCATTTCCATAGTGATATACAAGACATTTTTGCCTTGTAACAAAGCAGAAGAGGCACAATGACACATGAACAAAGACTTACCCACACCAGTACCTGCAAGAGCAACATTGAGAGTCTTGTTAGGAAGACCACCCTTTGTAATCTTGTTGAAGAATTCCAGATCAAAAGGAATCTTTTCTTCTCGCTGGTGGTAGAAATCGAATCGGTCACTATAATCTTCTAAGTAATCGTGTCCAACATGATTATCAAAAGACACTGCAAGTGCATCTGATAAAATATTAGGAATAGCATCTACATTCTTCTTATCATCATTACCATCAGCAATAGAAATACTTTCTACTAATGCAAGATAAATCGCACGATCACGACACCACTTCTCTGTCTGGTTTAAGAGCCAATCATTATTAGCTTTCTCTAGATCAAACTTGTCAATATAATCTACTACTTCTTTATATGTATCGTCAGTAATATCCTTTCTCTTCTCACATTCAATATGAAGAACTTCTCTAGTAGCTAACTTATTATAAGTTGCAATAAATTTAGCAATCTCCTCAAATATAACTTTCTCCTTAGTGTTGTCGAAGTATTCTGTCTTAACAAAAGGCAGAACCTTTCTAGCATAATCTTCATTAAGAAGAAGATTTTTTAGGATAGTATTCTCAATGGTCTCCATCAATTGTAATGCAAGTAGGTACTCATAATGTATTTGGGTTTTTCCTGTACAGGTAAACCCATATGTGGATATTGCCAGGTAGGCGGGAACACCAACACTTTACCAGGCTTTGCTTCGAATATCAAGTCATGATGTGGAAATGTAGTTTGTCCACCTTCAAATCCTTCATTTAGATAAACAAGAAAAGCCAAATATCTTTTGGCAGTAGGGTGATCTTGGACATCAACATGTAAATCAAACATGTCTTCTGTGTCGGGTCTATACTTCTTTATACGAAGTTGTTCAAAATACAATTTGTGTGGCCACCAAGCGGTGTAGTCCTCAAGATCTTTCTTGTATTCTTTCATCACATCACAAATTTTGTATGTAACTAATGATGTGAATTTTTTAAATTCTTTATGGTCGTTTAAATTCACTTGAGTGAAATTAGGACGACCATCATTCTCAATCTTCTCTTGATATACTGAATCCTCAAATATATCAATTAAAGATTGGCATGTAACGTCATCGAAAACTCCATCAAAAGTTTTGATGAAATTATCCATATGTAAATTGTTCTTTGGCGATCTTGTCGAGTTTGGCCATAACTTCTTCAGTGAAGTAAGTTTCTGGGTCAGCCAGAATTTGTTTCGCGTAGATTTTTTTCCCATTCATTTCATAACGTCCAGCAACGTTCTTCCAGAGACCACCGAGTTCACCGAGTTCAAGAAGACCATAATATCTATCAAGACCACGCTCATCGTAATAAAGACGAATTTCAACATCTTTATTCTCCTTGGTTAGACGCGACTTAGCAGCCTTTGCTTTGACAATGTTTCCGATGACTTCCTTGCCATCCTTTTCTTTTTTCTTTGAGAGATAAACGATTGTAGAAGCTGCGTACTTGAGTCCGCTACCTCCTCCCATCTCTTTAGTTGGTACATAAGCTCCGACAACATCGTAAGTGTGATTGGTTACTAGCATGGGAATTTTGGCTTGTCCCAGTTTCAAGGTCAACATTCTGAAAGTACCTTTGACAAGTTGTGCTTTCGTCATGTCTCGGACATTCTTTTCATCAAGAGCATCCCTAATTTCTTTTTCTGTAGACAGCATACCTAGAGAATCTAACACAAACATACAAGGTTTGCGATTTTCTTCAGGCGTCTTAAGGTATATATCTACTGCCTTAAGTGCCTTCTGTCTAAACTCTTCAACTGTCACAACATTAACAACAACAAACCTATCAAGAGGAATGTTTTTATCTTCTAGTAACTGACGGTTAATTGCGGCTTCTGTATCAAAATACAGAACATACCCGTCTGGATTAGATTGAAGAAAATTATTGACGACAGACAAAGAGAAGAAGGTTTTACCCGTAGAAGATTCGCCAGCGATAGCAGTGATACGTCTATCAGAAATCCCACCGTAGAGAGAACCAGAGCAAAGAGCATTAAAGATGAACGAACCAGTGTCAACGAATACTTCACTTTCGTTAATGTTTGACGCCAGTTGAGTGTAATCATCTCCGATCTCTTTTACAATGTCTTTCAAAAAATCCATATTCAGGAAACTCCATCTTTAATTTGGTGCATTCTAACATAATTATAACTCCTCTCTTGGGTTTTTGCAAACCAAACAGCAGAGTCATAATCTTCTAAAGTTTTCATTTGTTTTTGTGACCAGAAAATACCATCTTCAGACCACGATACAATCCAATTTTTCATCATACGCCTACGTTAAAACTGACTGTTCGTCTCTCCTCTTCACATACATGAAAATGCACCCAATGTCTTAGATGACTAGGAAAGATATACATCTTACCCACCTTTTGTTCTGGCAAGTAAGGTTCATCATTATGATTAAACTCCAAAGATCTATCAGGACGTTCAGAAATATCTAAATCGTCAGGAACATTTTCAGGAAGTTTTAAAATAATTACACCAGACAAATAGTGATTATGGCCATGAGGAGGAGTAATGTCTCCTTTAAAATACCTATTGACCCAAATGTCAGAATATCTACTATCCCAATCAGGAGTAGGAACATTTAAAGTATCGCAAGGGCGTCCCAAATAATTTAGATATTGTTGAGACATTGCTACGATAAAAGAATCTAAGGTCAACTGTTGTACCTGTTCTTTTAACAAATAAATGATCTCAAATCCTCTATTCAAAAGATTTGGAAAGTTTGGATTATGTGTATGTTTACTGGAACACATTTCCAAAGTTTCATCATCCATATTATCAACTAAGTTGTTGATACTGTTAATCAGATCCATAGGGCAATCAACTTCTAAAATAGAAGGTCCAAAAGGATGTGTTGCCTGGATATTAATATCGCTCATAAGAAGAAACTTTCAAGAGTATTTTTTCGTTCAACACTCCAATCAATACAATCAAGAATAATTTTGATTGGTTCAATAAAAGATTTGCTGAACTGTAGTTCATAGTCCACATACTTATGTAGATCCAATTCTTTGGGTAAGTCCTGAATGAAGGACATTACATTTTCCTGAAGAGGATTGGGAGTTTTTAAGTAACAGAACTTGATCTTTTCTCCACTTTGAATAGGAGCATACTTCCTGTCCAATCCTTTCTTCTTAGTCCAATGATTATACAGGATAACTCCTCTAACATGGATAGGGCAACCCTTCTCATACATTGTTGATGAGGATTTCCACTTATTGATTTGAGAAATACTTCTAGGAAATGCAATATCTTCTGGTGGAAGATTCTTAAATTCAGTCCTACACTTTTCAATGAAAGACTGCATCTCCTCCTCAGTAGAACTCATCATTAATTTGAGTCCATCTTTAATCATTTTTCTCACGGGAGCAGGTGTAGAGGTTTTGATTGCCTCAATACCCATGATCTTCAGTTTAGGTTCGTTATAACGAACACCTTCACTGTCCCATACGTTAAGAATATATCGTTTCTTCGCAGTCCAGATGCCACGTTCCGCGATATTCTCACGTTTCATTTGCATTTTTTGGTCGTAGGCGTTAACGTAGTCGGCCAATTCTTGGTAAGAACTCTCAATATACTTTTCAAGTTCCAACTCACAGACCTTATTAAGGAAATTGACAACGCCTTCAGTAGTTTTCTCTCTCCCTTTGTATACACTTTCAACAAAAGGACCCATATTAAGATAGATACTATCAGTATCAGAAGCAATAACATAATCGATCTCCTCAGTTTTCAGTACCCTATTAAGGTACTGATTCATTTTATTTTCAATCCATCGGATTGATACCTG